TGCGTCTTTGCCTGCGTGTGGTAACCGACACGTAGCACAGTGGGAAGCTGTGACGAGTACACAGGTTGAACATGGTTGGGAACCATTCCACGATAGCGCATTGCGTGGAGGTAGTTAGAACCGGCCTGGCTAATTGTGTGCTCATTCTGCATTTTAGGAAATGCCCGCCGCATGCACGTGCGGAGGCTTGCTTAGCCAGCTTGAGGTCGATTCTGCAGTCGACCAGTGCCAGTGACATGATAATGAAAAGAAGGCCGTCGAAAAGACACTAAAAATAGCATATTAACTATTTATAAATCGGTTTTATCTTAGTAATTGTTGGTCTGGTGGTGTGTGGGCGTCAGTGGGAGTACGAAAGGCGAGGGCGATTAAAAACCCACGGCGGACGTGCTCCATGATAGTCTCTCGGTGCGAACCGCTCGCCCACACATTTTGGTGCGGTCTGTGTCAACCGTGACGCGAAGACGCACAATCCTAATAGGATAGGTTGCCGGTTGTTACGCCGGTGACTGAAACTAGCCCTGATAACACGTCGCGTGCGGCGGATTCGACAAGCCTGTTCTAAGAGGGGGTCGGTCCGGCAAACGCGGGGGGGCTAGTTAGGGGGCGTGCAGCAGGTGTTGAGGAGCCTGCTGTACTTAGGCCTTGTAACGAAAATCTGAAAAGCAACCATGATAAATACGACTTATACGATATACGTTCTAGATGACAGATAATTTGACTTCGCCGCTTAATGCAGCTTTGGTTTTACAAGATGATCGTTCTTATGTTTCTCGTTTGTTGTCGTTTTTTCGTCTGCGTCGGGTGTCCACTATGAGTGAGCGTTTTGATCAATTGATCGAACAATCGCCGCTTCAGCTGCCTATCTCTGATTTTCGAGGGAGGGCTGAAGATTTTTGGAGCTCGATTCGCGGCGGTGGGTCTGTGTCCATACGTTCGCGCTCAATTCGCGAGATAGTATTAGCTTATGTACGTCTCGTTTTAGGAGTCTGCGTTATCGTTGGGGGGGCCCGCGCGTTGTGGTTATTGAAGCGTCACTTGTGGAGGTGGCAATTCATGGCGCGCTTAGAGTGTAGGCGCGTTGCGATGGCTAGTGTTACGGGTAGTGGTTGGGTCACTCTGATTCATCAATTTCGTAGCACTTACCTTCATGTGCATGATGGTGGGGCAATTGGCAATTGTCATAACTGTCCTAGGGCGACCGGTTTGGTTCGCCTTCTGGCGTGCAATGCATGTGGGGGGCTGCTTTGTTCTCATTGTTGGAACGTGCGGGTAGCGGCTGGCGTGGTCCGCTGTTACATGGCAGGGTGCCGTAACACCGTAATTACGCATGGGGATGAGGTTTTGAAGGCTGGCTACATTTTGGAGAATGATAGTGGTCATCCTGTCGACGTCCAAGGACCGAATGGTTTCGTGAGGAGTAGGTATGCTAGGTCAGAGCCGGAGTGCCGGTCTGTCGTTGTGCCGCTTTTCAAGGTACACGCTTGTGTGACGAAGCGATTAAACTTTTTGGAACTTAGACGTTTGCGCGTGTCGGGTTATTTGCCGACGCGTGTGTTTGAACTGGTCGAGGCGACTTTTGCCAATTATGGCGTGGTGTTTCCGAGAGGGTGGCAACCTATTGGAAGCGTAGCGCGTGAGCAGAATCGTCTTCGGGCGTGGATCAGTGGTGTGGACACGATGTGGATTGACTTCGAACATGAGTTCGGGTGGGGTCCGGGTCAGGGTGATGCCTTCCTGACCTATTCAGCGCGTCTGCACGAGCGGGAGGATGGCGGTGTGCCCATTCTCGTTTCGGAAATTCGTACTCTTGAGAATGAACTCAACGGAATTTTCCGCACGATCGACATTCACCAGTCAGTGGAGCGTAGGATGAGATGCGATCTTCTCATCTACGTTCTAATCAAGCGATATGTCCGCCATGACGTCAGCGAGGTCGAGCTACTCTAAGTGGCTCGGCGTCGTTCGGCGTCCTGGGCTTACGTCTAGAGCTGTGCCCTCAGCTCCGGCCGTTCGCTCGGCGTATGTGCGGCGTATATTCGACGATGGTAGGGGTGACGAGCGCACGTCACACCTTCAGTATTCTCTTTTGGAGGGCATGCACCGTAGCAGACCGGTGCATCATAATTCTAACGCAGCGAACGAGTTCGTGGCATTGCAGTGCCGCGTCTTAACTGCTCCGCACCGGTACGTAGCCGATTGTGGATTCGCTGAGTTTTATTTGCGTTTTTTGAAAAGTTTGAGTGCTAAACAGACCATCCGACCAGTACCTTTTGCCGAGTACATCCAGAGGTCGGGTGCTTCCCGGTCTGTCAAACGTCGCTTAATTGCGACCAAAGAACGCTTGCGTAGTGAAGGCATCAATCATGATTCGAATTTGGAGGGTTTGGCTTCCAAGTGGGCGACTCGTAAAGCTTTCGTCAAAGTGGAAAATTTGTGTTTGAATTTCGAGGGTCACGTCACTGATAAGGCCCCCCGTCTGATTCAGGGCGCCGCACCAGAGTTCATTTGTCTGGTCGGCCCTTGGATCATGGCGCTGCAGGATCACATAGGTGGTCTTGAGCTGGAACGAACGCATCGGGTCTGTTTTGCGCCTGCTCGCACTAATGTTGCTGTGGGCGAGTTTTTCGAGTCAGAGGTTCAACGGAGGATTTTGGAGAATGATTTTAGTGCTTACGATGGTTCAATCGACGAGAGTCTTTTGAAAAGCGAGGTTGAGTGGTTTAAATATATGGGAGCTCCGCGAGCGGTGTTGCAGTTGACAGCGGCCAATTGCATTACGCGCGGGGTCACTTCTAATGGCTGGAAGTACGGTCGGCGCGGGATGAGGAAATCCGGCGACCCATATACCACTTTGTGCAACAGCCTTTTGAATGCCGCCGCACACAAGTTTTTAGCGCCCGAATCGTCGGTTATTGTCGCCGGCGATGATTGTGTGTGTTTTTACGATAAAGAGCCCGTCGGTGGATGGGATTTTAGCGCCCTTGGTTTCAAGGTCACGGCGATTAAGCGTGACGATCCCAGGGAAGCGGAGTTTTGCTCAAGCATGTGGTCGACGGATGCTAAGTCCTTCGTTCCGAAAGTCGGCCGCACGCTAGCCAAGTTGGGGTACATGGTCAGTCCCCCGCTGAGTATACCTCCGGACCAGATAATGCGCGGTGTAGCTATGTCTACGTCATATCTACACTCTACGCGTATCTTTAAAAGTGTCGCTAATTTGATCTTCAACCGGTTTGGAACGGGGAAGATTCATTTTGAGGCGACCCGGCCGTGGTTGGCCGAGTGTCGGGATTTGCGCTGCGCGGATATAGATATCAAACATCGATACGGCCTCGGTGATGTTGAATATCAGCGTTTGTGTGATCAGATTGAGCTCGGCCAAGAATCGGCCCTCCAATACGTCATCAATATAGATTTGGCGTAACGTAGCGCGACGGTAGCCGACCGTCGCGTTTGTAAGGCCTGGCGCGTGCGAAACGCCAGTATCCGGACTCAGGTCTTGTAGAACATGACATCGAATGCGGCGCGGGACTTTGTAAGACGCGTCGAATAGAGGGGTGGCGAAAGCGGGCGTGAAACACCTGACGAGTAGCACATGACTTTTGCCCGGTGATTAGCAGATCCTCACTGTTGTACGTAATTCGTAAAACCTCGGAATGTCCGGCGGAACCTACACCCCCGTTGACTTAATGCCGTTGAATTGTGTGCGCTGTCCAAGACAGTGGGTTTGACAGCCTTTTATCGAAATGCCTGGGAAGAATGCTAAGAAATCAACCAAGCGTGTTGTCATTAAGGTCACTAAGGCCAAAAATAACAAAATCCATGCCAAGGGGCATGGTAGGAAGACTCGGTCTTCTTTGGGCGGCTATATGGACTTAGCCGCTAGCGTATTGCCTGGGATAGCCGGCCCGTTGGTGGGTGCGGCGTCCAGGTATTTGACGGGCATAAGCGGTTCGGGGGCCTATAAGGTCAACGGTAACACGCTTTTGAATAGTCCACCCGTCTTTATGAATTCATCAACAGGCATGCGTGTGGCCCATCGGGAATACGTGTGTGACTTGGTGGGGTCTGTAGCTTTCGGCATCGGACAGGCACAGGGCAGTAGTGTCGGTCCGCTTAATCAGCTCCGTTTAAATCCGGCAAACAAGCAGTTGTTTCCGTGGTTGTCGCAGCTGGCCGTTAACTTCGAGCAGTATCGCTGGAAGGGTCTCGTAATTGAATTCAAATCTACTTCTGGAAATGCGGTTAGTTCTACCAACGCCGCTTTGGGAACGGTCATAATGGGCACGCAGTATGACGTGCATGATCCTCCGTTCTCTACCAAACAAGTGATGGATTCTTACGAATACACGACCTCAACCGTGTCTTCTTGTTCGTCTATACACCCGGTCGAATGTTCGCCAGCGCAGGATGATCTTAAGCTACGTTACGTGGCTCAGACAGTTCCCGCCAACAGCGATCAAGCGTTTTTCGACCTGGGTTTGTTTTCGGTCGCTACGGCCGGGATGCAGGCGGATGGGAATACTGTTGGTGAGCTGTGGGTGTCATACGAAGCAGAGTTTTTGAAGCCTCGCATCGGTGTTAATTTGGGTCAGTCCTATGTGTCGCAGCAGTTCAGCAATGCGCGATTGGGGACCGTCCTTGTGCTGGGAGCAGCATGGCAAAACACGTCTATAGTGGGATCGACCGGTGGTAACTGGACGAATCTTCCATCTTTGACGGGCCTTAATTCTTCTACCGCACGTCAGGTTTCCTATGGTTTTTCGGCGTTCATATCGCCGCGCGTGACGCCTTCGGGTTCGCGCGGTACGCCGTTGACCATAGGAGGCCTACTGGTGTCTGTGGCTCCTCCCTCGAATGCAGGCGTGGGTGCGGTCATGACTGTCAGTGGTGCAGTGCCGGGCAATGTCTATGCGTTATCTCTTAACCATAGTCATCAGATTGCCTGGTCGGGCACAATTGACTTTGGCCGGTACAACTTCGCCGACCTCGGCGGTATTGTCGCCGGGGCCTCTGCTATCGATATGGGTGTATCCGGTTCGATTTGGGAACCTGCTGTTTATTTGGCAGGTATTCCGAATTCGGCCACGGACTTCGAGATTCCGTGGTTGTTCTATGTGAGAGCCGACTACGCCTCTTTTTCCATACGGCTTCCTGTTCTGAACGTCCAGTTCACTACGGGTGGTTATACGTATGGTGTCAACACTATCGCTGAGACGATGGTCATCACGACGATCGGTCCTTATACCGCCACGGGTTTAGGATCAGTGCAGGAGCGTCTTGATGAGCTAGCGTCCCAGGTGTCCCGTTTGTCACTTACTCAGAGTGACGACTATCATATGGTTACGGCGGGACAACCACAGGCGCGCGTTTCAGGTTCCTATCCTGGGGGCCCGTCCGCGCGCTAACTGCCTCTTTGGAGGCCTGCCCGGCTTTGATAGCTGTGATCCGAGCAGTTAGAGAGCATGTAAGTCAACAGCGTTCCCTCCCACTTTGTGGGCCCGATGGGTTTGTCGCCATCGGTGTTTACTTTTGCACGCATAGTTTTTGTTTGTGTATGTTTCTTTTGACACGCTCGTTTGAAATCACCAAAACGAGTTGAGGCGTTCATATACGCCGTTGGTACGTCCGGTGAAGTCTGCGTTGGCAGACGGTTCCCCTACTGGACGTTGCTTTAGGGTTGACGAACGGGGCCTCTTGAGAGGAAAACAATAGTTCGTCCATTGCTGAACGTATGTGTCACGCTTCGGGCCTTCGGGTCCACCCCCC